CAATTCCGAAAGAAACCTACAGGGAAATGGGGCGAAAGGGCGGAAAAATCCGAAAGGAGCGCATCGGCGCTAAGCGCTGCTCCAAGTCCGCCAGACACGCCGCGTTGATCCGTCACAGCGGCGGGCCGGCGTCGATCCGCAGCTACAACGCGCGCGCCGCCGCGATGGCGCGCTGGGCGAAGTACAGGGGGAAACGCGATGGATCGGCTGATCATCTCGAAACATGCGCGCCAGCGCCTGACGGAACGCCTAGGCAGCCCTGAGATCGAGCCGCGGCTGATGGACAAGCTGCGCGAGGCGAGCGACGCCGGCGCCTGCGGGGTCATCTCGGGACGCTGGCTCTACGTCATCAAGTCGAATGTGCTTGTGACCGTGAGACCAAAACCGAAGGGCGGAAGGCCCGCGATGGAGCCGGCGACCCGGAATCGCGGATTGAAACGTGGTAGCCTAGAAAGGCAGTTTCAGCCCGGCTGACAGGGCCGCGCAGGCCAGGCCATAGCGCAGCCAGGCAGCGTCCGAAATCACGGCTTCCTCCGCTTTCTTTTTGCCGCGCCGCGCGCCTTCCTCATAGTCCTGGATTTGCGAAGCGCTAAAGCCGATCCATCGCGCCAGCTTCGCCCGTGACAGACCTTGCGACTCGCGCCAGGCCCGTGCTGCTATGTGAGGGAAGACGGGAAGGGCGATCGGTTCGGGCGCCAGCGCGGGCGTCTCGATTGTCTCGGCGGGCGCGGTTTCTAGCGCGGGGCGCTCGGATTCCGCCCGATAGATCGCCAGCGCGGCGCGCTCAAGCGCATCATCGTATTCGAGAGATGGATCGTCGAGCGCGATCTGCGCGGCCGCCGCCATCCATTCATGATCGTCTGGATTGGCAAAGCCGGTCTGCGCGGCGAAAGCTTCGATCGCGGCGATCTCATCGTTGATCGCGTCGACAAACGCCTGGCCGGCGCCCTGATCCTGCCATGCGGCCAGCCGGTCGACGTCGCGCGTCCGATAATGGGGATGCGAATCGAGCGCGTCGAGAAAGTCAGAGACGGTCGAATTGGACATGGCGTCGGCGATCGGCTCGCCGAGGAAGCCGGACTCGGCGGCAGCCTCTCGCGCATAATCGAGCGAAAGGCCACGCTTGTTGTTCACGAGGCCCGGCCAGACGCGCCGCGCATCCCGCGCCCGCAATTCCGAACAATCCTGCAATCCGCCGATCGATTTCAGGAAACCGACAAGCGTTTGTGGCTGCGAGGCAAGAACGTGGCGCGTCATGGCCGGACCCTTAGAAAAGCTCTTTTTGCTTGTGAGCGTCGCCGAACAGGGGAAGCGGCGACAAGTCAAAGGTCTGCGGTTTGTCCGCTATCCCGTTGACGCGGCGATAGCGGTCCCGCAGGGCCGCGGCGTTCAAACTCGCCAAGTTTTGAGCATGGACGGCCGCGAGAATTTCCCGCGCGTCGGACGAATAGACGCCAGACGCGCAAGGGCAGTCTTTATCGCGATAGGACATGGTCAAGCGGCCTCTGCAATCGGCTCGGCGATCGCCAAGCCGCGTTTTCCAGATCAATCTTGATAATCAGGCGTGCCATCTCAATTCCCCTTTAGGCCAGGACGTACAAGGCGACGATCAGGACGCAGACCGCGAACTCGGCCAGCATGGCGATCGAGATCGCGACGTTGAAATAGCTGTGAGCGTTGAGCGTGGTCATCTCAGTACCCCGCCCATTCACGGAGAAGACGAAAATTATTGAAATAGAGAATCTGGCGACGCTCGGTACGCATCTCACGATCCCATGAGCGATCCCATACTGAGACAAACCCGTCATAGGACTCACAGAACCAATCGTGGTCCGCCGCCCATGCGATCTGTTTGGCTGTAAGCATTTTCATTCCCCTTGTTCGATCCAGAAAGAGGGAGAGGCCGAAGCCCCTCCCGTTGATTGTCACCCGCCAATCGGGAAGCGATGGAAGAAAGAGCAACCCGTTGCGGCGATCCAGAGGCCGACTGCGATTGCGATGAATGTGGTCATTTTGGTTCCCCTTGTTCGATCCAACACAGCAAACTTAAGCGAACTGCGCTAAGAAGTCAACCGGAGATTGACGGACAGATTGTCGCAGCTAGTCGCAAGCGAACAGACTCGCATGGTCGATTGCAAGTCGGGTTTGCTCATGCTGCAAGCCAAGGCGATCGGCCATCATCTTCGCCGCAGCCACTGCCTCACGCCATGCCCAATAGGCCTCGGACCCGCGTTCAGCCGGCGTAATCGGTATCCCCAACACGGTCGCAATCTCGCGAATCTCGTTGTCGCTCATCATCGGCTTGTTCCTTCCTCGCCTTGCCCAACGCCCGCGCGAGCAAGCCCGCGACGCGCCGCTCATGCTTCACTTGCCAGGAGAACCACGAAGGCGCCGAGCGCTCAACCGCACGGGCGTCAATGCCAATCGCTGACGCCGCTTCTGCCGCTGTCAACGCCGCTGACAGATACAGCCGTATGACCGCCTCACGATCGCGGCCACGAAGGACATGAGGATTGTGCGCGCGTCTGCCCAAATCAAAACCCGAATTCAGGTCAATTATAAACCCGAATGGACGGTTTATAAAGTTCCAAATTCGCCAATGATTTCTTCGCGCGCGCGTATACTCCCGTGTTCAAACGACCCAACCTCGCTCAACGAGATCATTGCACAGGCCACAGCCAGACGACCAAATCCACCCCCATGAAAGAGATCGCTCCGCCCTTCCCAGAGCCCCTTCGCAAGCCCCGCACGGCAGTCATCCCAAGCAGGATCGCCCACGCGCTTAAGCTCATGGTCGACGAAGGCAAGCCTATCCACCTAGCAGCCCAGGCGTCAGGCGTCTCAACCCACATCGTTCGTGAAGCCTTCGCAAAGCCGCATGTGCTCGAATACGTCCGCAAGCGAAGGCAGATGCTCCTTGCGAGCGTCAACGCGCGCAACATTCAGCGCCTGGCGGAGATACGCGACGCAGCCGACAACATGCCAGCGGTCAACTCAGTGCTGGCGCTTGAGCGCATGGCAGGCGATGCATCGAGCACGGGAGGAACAGGCGTAAGTCATTCACCTGGCGTGACAATCGTCATCAACTCAGGTCAGTCTGACGAACGTCAGCCTGTCAAGACGACCATCGATCTGACCGCGAACCCTCCAAACCTGGACGATCCCGCCTGAGTGAGGCCGGGGGAAAAGTTTCGTCGTTTCGCCGTGCTCGAAGCTTGCAAGAGCATAAAACCTGTGGGATTTGTTGGGGTGTTCGAATTTTTGGGGCTCTGAAAATATTGGGACGCTCACCAATTCAAGAAGCATCTCGGTACGCGGCCAAGCGCGCGGCGTGGGATGCTGACCCTGCGGCTTTGGCAGAACAGCGGCGAAAGTGGCGAGAGGCTTTCCGCCGGCGCATGGGTCTTCCTGCTGACGGTTTGCCCAACGCAGAGTTTCGGGCGGGCCAGAAGGCTGCCAGGGATGCTAAGGCGGCTGAGCGGGCAGCGGAGAAGATTGAGAGCGACGCCGCGCGCGAGGTTGACCGTCTGACGCGCCCGACGCCGCGCGAGCGCAACAGGGCGTGGCGCACGGCGAACCCGGCTCGGGCGCGAGGATTGGTCCGCTCGTGGAAATTGGCTCACCCTGACGAGGTCCGGGCTGCGAAGCGTGGCCGGCACATCGCGAAGCGCGCGGCGACGATCGAGATTCTGTCCAAGGCTCAGCGCGGCCGGTGCGCGATCTGCCATTGCCGGCTGGGCGACGAGGTCCACATCGACCACATCATGCCGAAGGCGCTGGGCGGGTCGAACCGGCGGTCGAACCTTCAGTTGACCTGCGCGCCGTGCAATATGGCGAAAGGTCCGCGCCATCCGCTCGACCACGCGCGATCGCTGGGCTTGCTCCTATAGGGGTTTGTGATGGCTGAGGTTGTGGTTGGGTTTCGGAAGGACGTGGCTGTCGCCGGCGAGGCGGCGGCGAACGTGGTCGACTATTGCGAGGAGCTTCTTGCGATGGCTAAATCCGGGAAGATTCGCTCGCTCGGCGTGGTGTACGTCGACACGCAGGCTTACGTCGGGACGGGGTACGTGACGAGCGGGTTTCCCCACGCGCCGCACCTTCTGGCCGGCTGCATAGCTTTGCAGCGCCGATGCGAACAGAACTGGATGGACGCATGAAGCCGATTCGCATTGTTTCGGCGGCGCAGCGTTTGATGCTGGAGCGGGTTGTTGCTGACCCTGCTGAGGCTCGGCGGCGCGGGTTATCCGCTGAGCAGGCTCGGGCAGCTTTGGCTGCGTACGGTGGCGGTCGGTTGCCTGAGCGGGTTGGGCCTGTCAGGGCAAATCGCCACGGTCCTGCTGGGCGGCGTCGGTGAAAAGGGCCAACTGCTCGCCGAGCTTCGGATAGTTGATGGTTCCAGGGTAAGGTCCGCCGGGCCAGAGGGGCGCGCCGCGCAGCATCCACGCAATCATCGGTGGCATGACAGGGCCGACGAACGCGGGCGATGGCCGCCACTGCGCATCGAGATAGGCGTCGAGGTCAGCGCCCGTCAGAAGGTGCGGAGGGACGCGGCGCGGTTTCATGTCCGGCTCATCGCCGCGATCCGGTCGCGGACGCGGATGACGGTGCGGGCGGACCACGGCGCGCCTGTCGGGGTCGCAATGCCGATCTGGTTGAGCTTGTTGGCGGCGGTGTGGGATGCGAGGTCTTTGAGACGGGCGAAGACGGGGGCGAGTTCTTTCGCTCGAGCGTTGGCCTCTTGTTTGCGGCGCTCGCCGACTTCGGTGGTCTGGCCGAGCTTGCGGCCTGATTTGGTGCCGATGATCTTGGCGCGGGCGAGGGCGGCCTTGGTGCGCTGCGAGATGAGGGCGCGTTCCTTTTCGGCGACCGCGGCGTAGATGTGGAGCATGAAGGGGTCGACGTTGGGGCCGAGTTCGGCGACGATGAAGGGGATTTTGTGCAGCATCAGACCGGAGATGAAGTGGACGTCGCGGGAGAGGCGGTCGAGCTTGGCGACGACGACCGGGCCTGGCAGGCGAGACGCGAGGTCGATGGCGGCCTTGAGTTCCGGGCGTTGCTCGAGCGCGTCGGCGCCCTTGCCGGTTTCGACCTCGACGAACTCCTGGACGATGCGCATGTCGTTGTTGGCGGCAAACTGCTCGACGGCGGCGCGCTGGGCGTCCATGCCGAGGCCCGAGAAGCCCTGCTTTTGCGTTGAGACGCGGAGGTAGGAGACGATGGGGGTCATTTGCGGGCCTCGTCGATCATGGCCTGCCAGCATCCAGACGCCTGATCGTTGCCGACGCCCATACCATTCTTGGCAATTGACCAATCGCGTGCTGCGTTGAGCATTCCGTCTGTCGGCTCCCGCATGGCCTCTATCGCGGCGCGGGCGGCGCGGGCCGCGCGCTCCAATGTTAAATCCTCCGCCTCTTGGACATCTCCGAGGGCCTTCATAAATGCCACCGCGGCTCTTTCGACCATCTTGCTCATTTTTCCCTCTTGCATTCCGCGATAGTTGGTGTCATGACTCGGGCGGATAGTCAAGGGGGATGCGATGGGCGAGCGGTTCGAGTGGGCGCACAAGTTCGCTGACATCCTGATTGACACGTTCAACCGCGTCTCGGCGGACACCGACGCGCTCAAGCACGCCCGCCGGTCGCGCGCGGCCCGCAAGGGCTGGCGGACCCGCAAGGCGATGGCGAAGGCGAGGGAAAAGCCATGATCGAGACGGACCCGATGTCATTTCTGAAAGCCAAGGGCGCATTCCAGGAACTGCGCGTCGAGCGAGACATTTCCGGCGGCGTGAGGGTGATCCTCGGCGCCGCCGGCTGCGTGTTGTCGCCGGAGGACGCGATCAAGCTCGGCTCGGCGATTCTCAAGGCAGCCGGCTGCAATGTGGACTATCAGGGCGATCCCCTCACCAAGAGGTCATTGAGGCTATGAGCATCACGATCCAGCGGCCGATCAACGACAATCGCCCCGGCGTCGCGGCGGAGTTCCTGCGCATCCCCGAGGCGTTTTTGAAGGTCTATTCGCAGGAGCTGCTTGATTGGGCGTCGGCCCTGGAGACGAAGGGGCAGTTCCTGGAGGTCATGCTGTGGAACCCGCCGGGCGCCACTTCGGTCCTCGCCGCCGGGCATCAGGGCAAGGTCACGCTGCGCTGCGACGTCACGGTCAACCCCGCCAACAAGGCGGTGCGGCTGGTCATCCAGCCCGACGACGAGGCGGACGCGGCGCGCGTCGCCAAGCACTGCGAAGACCTGCCGGGGATCATGCGGGCGCACCGGGCGGCGGCGGAGGCCAATCGCGACAAGCCGCGCGGCGCGGTGTCGGCCGTGTTCAGCCTGCCCGAATACTTCGTTCAGCGCTACGGCTTTGAATTGCGCGAATGGGGCCGCAACCTCAAGAAGATCGGCCTCGTCAAGACGATTGTCCTGCGCGAGGGGACCTTGAGCGACCTGTCGCCAGACCCCGAGATTGGCGCCGTGCTGCTCGGCGTGAAGCTCAAGGCCAAGATCGAGCGGATGGACAACGGCGTCGACCTCCGGCTGATCATCGCGCCAGCCACGGAAAAGGACGAGCGTACCATCGCCAAGCACTGTGAGAAGATGACCCGCGTGGGAATCCCCGCCGTCGCCAACCTCGTCGAACCGCCGCGGCCCGGTATGCCGGCGTTCCCCAACATCATCGGCGCGCCGCCGCCGCCGGCCGACGGAGGGGTGTGATGTCCAGCGGCGACAAACCCTCCGAAGCCGCGCCAGTCAGCGCCATCGTCTCGCTGTTCCAGAAATACCCCGGCTTGCAGAACTTCCACCCCTGGCCGTGCATCGTCTCGCGGCAGTTCCTCGTCCCCTATCTCGCCGGCCGCTCGACCGACGGGATTGTGACCTACATCGACGAGGGAGTGCCGGCCCGGCTCAAGATGGGCGTCGAGCCCGACAAGTACCTCTGCTGCCACGAGGGGCTTGAATGGTGGATGATGACGCGGCTCGACAAGGCGTATTGGGAAGGGCCGGGCGCCAAGTCGGCGCACTGGTGGGCGACCGGCTTCGAGCACATGAACCTCAAGCTAGACGGCTGGTCTGACGACGACATCGGGACCTATGAAAAAGAACTCACGACCTATGTCTCGGAAACCGAGAGCGAGAGAATTTCGGCTGAAACCGTCCCCCCCGATCTCTACCAAGGCCCCTATGAGCCCGCTGGCGATAGCGACAAGGCCGAAGACGACGATGACGCCCTCATCCTGCCGATCCTGCGCGCCGCCCGCGCGCGGCTGATGCAGGTCCAGGAAGCGAGAATGCCATGACCAGGATGCTGGCGACGTTCAAGGACGGATCAAAATGGCTGATGGAATTTGTCGACCTAGGCCTGATCGCAGAAGATCGCTATGTGGCCTATGTTGGATCGTCGACCCGCCGCCCGAGGATTGACCATCTGATCGTCGTCGAAAAGGCTGTCGTCGATTTAAGGGGCGCGCGGGGACGCGACGAGGAAGAAAGAGCAGGTTTGGCGGAAATCGGTATCGTCGATTTTGATATTCTCCCGCCGGACCCAGACGAGGATACTGGAGCGTGAGTTCCGTCTTCAACTTCATCGGGGGCACCAAGGCGGCAGATTTCATCCTCGCCAATAACCCGGTAGATTATATCGGCGGCCCGATCGGCAGCGGCAAGACTAAAGCCATGTGTCTGCGCGTCGGCCGCCACGCCCAAGAACAGAGGCCAAGCCCAAAAGACGGCGTTAGATATACGCGCTTCGCGATGGTCCGCAACACGATGCCGGACCTGAAACGCTCGACTATCCGCACCTGGCTAGAGACCTACCCGGAAGACACATACGGTCGATTTACCTATGGCGCGACGATGGGCCACAAGCTGCGCTATCCCTTCAAGGATGGCCCGGTCCATTGCGAGGTCGATTTCATCTCGCTCGACAAGACCGACGACGTCAAGAAGCTGCGCTCGACCGAGTATACCGGCGTATGCTTCAACGAACTGCCCTTCATCGAGAAGGAATTGTTCGACGAGGCCGACTCGCGCTTGCGCTACCCGCCGCAGGAACATGGCGGCCCGACGTGGCGCGGCGTGCTCGGCGACGGCAACGCGCCCGACGAGGACCACTGGCTCGCCACGATGGCCTATGGGCTCGACCCGCCGGTTGGTCTGGCTGAGGCCGATCGCGCGCTGTACGAATGGCCGGACTCGTGGGGCCTGTACATGCAGCCCGCCGCGCTGATCGAGGAGTTCGACGCGCGCGGCCAGATCACCGGCTACCACATCAACCCCGAGGCCGAAAACCTAAAGAACCTGCCGGCCGACTATTACGATCGCCAACTGCGCGGCAAGACGAAGGCATGGATCGACTCGCGCCTGATGAACCGCGTCGCGCTGGTCGCCGAGGGTCAGCCGGTCTGGCCGATGTTCAGGCGCGAGTTTCACGTGTCGCGCGAGGCGCTGCGGCCGTTCCCCCATTACGACGTACAGGTCGGCCTCGACTTCGGCCGCGTCTATCCCGCCGCCGTGTTCGCCCAGGAGGTCGGCGGCCGCGTCTACATCCAATACGAAATGCTTGGGTTCAACGAGGGGCCGTCGGTCTTCGCGCCGAAGGTGCAGAAGTTCCTGACCCAGCACTACCCCGGCCAGAAGGTCCGCTTTGTCGGCGATCCGAAAGGCCGCGACAAGCACGACGAGCAATCGGCCTACGAAATTTGGGCCGCGCACGGGATGCCTGTGATCCCGGCGCCAGTGAAGATGAACGACATCGAGCAGCGCGTCGAGGCGGTCGCCTTTGCGCTGAACGACAATCCGGCCGGCGTCAACCGCGTCGTCATCTCGCCGGTCTGCCGGACGCTGGTCGTCGGCATGTCCGGCCGCTACCATTTGGAACGAGAAGAAAAAGGGGCGCTAACCCCTTCAAAAGACAAGTATTCGAATCTCTGTTTCGCCGCGGGGACGAAGGTGTCAAGGCGGCGGTACAGCCACGGCTCATTAGTCTCCAATATCGAGAGTCTTCTCGTCGGCGACCAGGTGTCCACGCCATTTGGGCCAAAACGCATAATTGCCACTGGACACAGAGAATCAGATACTGTAGAGCTTCTGTTGTCAAATGGCGTCAAGATCAGATGCACGCCTGACCATCCGTTTTGGACAGACCGCGGGTGGGTCGAAGCGCAGCACCTAGGTTCTGAACGCCTGATAATGGAAGGCGAAACAGGATGCTTGCTGCCGTCAAATTCTGGACACGCTTCGGAAATCTCGCCTACGAGTTCCGAGGCCTCAGATTCTACGCGCGCCCGGACGGATATTTTCACAGCAAAAATCCTGGCGGCGTCCTCCTCCATCGAGAAATTTGGTCGGCAAACCATGGAGAAATCCCGGACGGCTATGACGTCCATCATGCCGACGATGACAAATCAAACAACGATCCAGGCAATTTTGAATGCCTGCCGAAGCCGGATCACTGCCGGCACCACATGCGGAGCCCCGAGCGCCTCGCCAAGTCTGCCAAATCGATCAAGATTGCGATCGAACGAGCGGCCGAAAAGCGCAGGGCAAACCCGCAATGGTCCCGAGAAATCTCATCTATCGCTCGCGTTGCCTCCATCGAAGCAAGGCTTAACGAACCCCTACAGACATTCCAGTGCGCCCACTGCGGACGGGACTACGAAGTCAAGCCCTCTTCTCGCAAGCGCGGCTTCTGCTCTATGTCGTGCCAGGGGATGGCTCGCAAGGCATCTGGCATCGACGACGAAGACCGCATCTGCGCCGAGTGCGGAGTCGCCTTTCGCGCGAACCGATACATTAGGAAGGATTGCTGTTCGCGTCGTTGCTCGGGGGTCGTCGCGGCGAGAAAGCGTCTACAACATCACGGTTGAGGACGTTCACTGCTACTACGCCGAAGGCGCGCTCGTGAGCAATTGCGACGCGCTGCAATACCTCGTTCTTGGTCTCGGCGACGGCCGCCGCATGATCGGCCTCAGCCCGATCGGCCTGGTCATGCCGGCCAAGATTGGCCGTATGCGCCGGACGATGCGCAGGATTGCCGGCTGATGGACCCGATCGAGCCGGTCGGCGCGGCCGAGCCCGCCGAATGGTTCGTCGTCTTCCACCCCGATGCGTCGTCGCGCTGGCTGTCCGCGCTGGCGATGGGCCACTTCAAGCACGTCTCGGCCTTCACCTATGTCCCGGTCGGCGACTGCTGGCTGTTCCTCGACGCCGAGTGGACTGGCCTGCGCATCGTCCACGCGAAGCATGAGATCGCCCGCCAGCAGATCGCGCGCTACGCCGCGCGCTGCGTCATCATCAAGTTCAAGCGCGCCGACGCCCCGATGAAATGGCGCGGCCGCGCCGGCTTCACCTGCGTCTCGGCGGTCAAGCATTTGCTCCGCGTCAGGACCGGATCATTGCGGCCTGACGCGCTCTATCGCCATCTGCTCGCCAACGGAGGCGAGTTGTTCGATGGGCGAACCGAAGATTCCTGTCGATCCGATGTTGGCGCAGGAGCAACAGCAGGCGCAGACCAGCCTCGCTAACCAACTCCAGACGCAGACGCAGGGCGACATGGCGTCGCTGATGGCGCGCTACGGCACGCAACTCGCGGTAGCCGGCGGCACAACTTCCCCGCTCGTCTCGACCCGCACTGGCGCGCTCGCGCCCGGCAAGGCCGCCTGACCTATGGCAGAAATCCCCTCGACGACCAATTCCGTTCAGAGTGAAGCCGCCTCGACCGGAGAGACCAAGGACCTGCAACAGCAGGCGGTCGCCAAACTAGCCGCGGCGCGCACCTGGAAATCGTACATCGAACTCGACGTGAAGGAGTGCTACTTTCTCGCGGCTCCGAATCGCCAGCGCCAGATTTCCTCGATGACGTCGCCGAGCCAGGCGCGCATGTTGGACGCGCCCGAACTCAACACCGACGAAACCTTTATCATTGTTGAGGACTTCGTCACGGCGGTCGTTGGCGCGTTCATGCCGGAAGCCGAGCCGTGGTGCGAGCGCGGACCGGGCATGGACCTGCCGGGCGGCGCCGAAGGGCCGGTTTGGCGCAAGGTCCGCGACCAGATCAAGAAGGACGACCAGGCGATCTTCGCCGCCATGAAGGCGTCGAACCTTTATCCTGAAATCCCGAAAGCATTCAACCCGGACCTCGCGATCGGCACGGCCGCCGTGTGGATCGAGCGCCCGCACCCGGCCGCGGCCGTCACCGTCTCTGCGATTCCTTTCCGGGAACTCGAAATCGACCTTGGGCCTTATGGCGAGGTCGACTATCGCGCCGCCGTGCGTTTCACGAGGAACCACTACGTCCGCGAACTCATTGGCGAGGAAGTGTGGAAGAAGGTTCCCCCTGAGGTCAAGAAAAAGCACGAGGACAAGCCGTCCGACCGGACGCAGGTGATTTGGGCCTTCTGGCGCGATTGGGAGGACAAGTCGGACGAGGTCTGGCAGCACGTCATCATGATCGACAACCAGGTCATCCACGACGCGAGGTGCATCGGCGAGGGCTCTTGTCCGTTGTTGGTCATGCGCTTCGGCGCGACGGCCGACTGGCCGCACGGCGTCGGCCCGCTGATCAAGGGCCTGCCGAGCTTCCGCCAGATCGACGAACTCGAATACATGCGGACGGTTCACGCCGCGCGCTCGATCATGCCGCCGATCACGTACCCCGACGATTCATTCGCCGCCGTCGAGAATGGCGTCGAGGAAGACATGGCCTACCCGATCCGGCCGGGCTCTGAGGGCGCCGTCAAACCGATCTTCACGGTCCCGCCACCCGAGGTCGCCAACTACGCCTATCAGGAAAAGATCAAGAAGCTGCGCAAGCTGTTCTTCGTCGACTACCCCGAGCAAACAGGCGACACGCCGCCGACGCTCGGCCAGTGGCTAGACGAGATGGCGCGCGCGCAGCGCCGCCTCGGGACGCCCGGCCTGCCGTTCTGGCGCGAGGGCCCGGCGCAGATTTTCCTCCGCTTCAAGTGGCTGCTTGAGAAGGCTGGAGCGATTCAGCCGATCCGCGTTGACGGGCGCGCTGTCGCGACCATGCCGCGCAACCCGGCGCAGGCCGCCGCCGAACAGCAGGAAGTCGGGATGGCGATCAAGGCGCTGCAAATCATCGCGCCAACCTTCCCCGAGGAATTCAAGATGTACTGCGACGGCGCCGGAACGATGAAGGCGATCGTCGACAAGATGCGCGTCGGCCTGATCAAGTGGCGCAATCCCGACCAGGTCAAACAGGCAACCGCGGCGATCGCCCAACTGGCCGGCGCGCGCCATGCTGGAGCGCCGCCCAACGAGACGCCGGGATCGGCCGCATGAGCGAAGTTTCCGACGACGATCTCAAACTGGCGATTGACCGCATTGCGCGCACGCCAGACGGCGTGACCCTCTACCTCTATTTGCAGAAGGCGCTCTGCGGCGTCATCAGCGATGGATCGGACAGATCATTGCAATCCGACCACGGTCGCCGCAGTTTCGCGCGTGATCTAATGGCTCTGATGGCCGAGGGAATTGCTCTAAGTGACCGAAGTCGCCCCGTCACCTTCCGCCTCGCCAGCGCCGACCCCCGCCACGCCCGTCGCGTCCCCGGCGCCCGTCTCGTCAGCCGCGACGCCTACGTCCCCGGCTTCTCCGACCCCGACCGCGACCCCGACGCCGACCCCCGCCCCGACTCCGGCCGCTCAGAGTAACGAGCGGCCGGCTTATATCCCCGAGGCGTATTGGGACGCGAGCGCCGGCAAGGTCAAGGACGCTGAGTTCGCCGCTCACTTCAACGAGCTTCAAACCCGCGTCGCCGCCGACGAATCGCGCCGGCTGACGCTCCCGGCCAAGCCGGAAGACTACAAGATCGAACTGCCGAAGGATTTCACGCTGCCGCAAGGCGTCGAGTTCAAGATCGACGTCGACAATCCGTTGTGGGCGCAAGGCCAGCAATGGGCGCAGAAGAACGGCCTGACCCAGGAAGCCTTCCAGGAAGCCATTGCGCTTGTCGCCGGCGACCGCGTCGGCACCGCCGCGCAGATCGACCAGGCGCGCAAAGCCGAGATCGGCAAGCTGGGCGCCAACGGCCAGGCGCGCGTCACCGCGATCCAGACATGGGCGCAGGGCCTGCTCGGCCAGGAGTCCGGCGGCCGCTTCGTCTCGCGCCTGTTCACCGCGGCCGACGTCCAGATGGCGGAATCGCTGATCGCCAAGTTCACCGGCTCCGGCACCTTCAAGAGCGGCGGCCGCGAGCCGCCGGAAGCGCCGGGCAAGCTGTCAGACGCCGACTACAACAAACTCTCGATGCCGGATCGTCTCGACTACGCCCGCCGCATGACCGCGGCGGCGCAGGGCAAGAAGGTCGCCTGACATGACCGTTTTCGTCGCCACCTTCGTCGACCAGACCTTCGACAAGAAGTCGGCTGAGGTCGCCTATATCTCCAAGATGTTGCGCAAGATGGCCGACGACGTCCAGCGAAGCCAGGGGACGGTCAGCGCGGCGACCTACGTCAAGGACGTCAATCAGGCTGGCGTGGCGAACACCAACGTTGCGCAATGGACCTACACGGCAAGCGCCAGCAATCCGTGATCTGAAAGGGAATTCCGATGGCCGTCTCGAACCTCATGACCCTCACGGAATACGCCAAGGGAATGGCGCCGGAGGACGTTCGCCGCCCCGTGATCGAGATGTTCACGCAGTACAGCGACGTTTTCGAGGTCATGCCCTTTGAAGGGCTCAAGGGATCGAAGTACGTCGGCTACCGCGAAGCCTCGCTGGCTACGCCGGTGTTCCGCGCCGTCAACGAGGCGTCTTCGTCCGGGCATGGCGTGATCTCGCCGTTCGACGAGGCGACCTACATCATCGACCACGACATCGACATCGACCGTGCGATCCAGGATCGCTTCGGCCCCGAGCGGCGCAATTACGAAGAGCGAATGGGTATCACCGCCTTCGCCCGCCTGTGGATCGACACCTTCGTCAAGGGCGATCAGTCGGTCAACGCGCGCGTCTTCAACGGCCTCCAGGTCCGCGCGCAGAAGTTCGGCCGGCTCTACTACAACTCGACGGCCTCCGGCGGCGCGGCCCTGTCGCTCGCCAACCTCGACACGATGCTCAACAACCTGTCGGGCAAGTCCGGCACGCGCTACCTGTTCGTCCCGTTCCTGTCGCTGCCCCTGTGGATTCAGGCGGCGCGCAACCAGTCGCTGACCGGCTACGTCATGCAGACCTGGGACGAGATTGGCCGGCCGAAGCTGACCTACGCCGGCATCCGGCTGCTCTACGGCTACCCGAAGGACGACCAGGTTCCCGTCCTCCAGTTCAACGAAGTCGCCTACGGCACCGGCTCGGCGGTTACGTCGTCGATTTACGGCATGACCCTCGGCGAAGGGATGCTGCGCGGCATCTACGTCCGCAACCTGACGCCCGAAGACGTCGGCCTGTTGGAAGACCGCAAGACCTACCGCACCCACATCTCTTGGGACGTCGGCCTGGTCGACGAGTTCAAGTATTGCCTGACCCGCATGACCTCGTGGACCAACGCGCCAATCGTCGCGTGATCGTGGGGCTGAATTAACAGGAGGCCCAGATGGGCGACCGCACTTACGGATTTGACGCCAACCTCGCTCTCGCCGACGGCGCCACCGCACAGACTGCATCCGGCTACGCGCAGTATGGCGGCGCGGACGGCATCATCGATTGTGGCGGCAACCAGAACATCACGGTTACGCTGCCCTCGATCGCCGCTTCCTCAACGATCACGCCGCAGCAACAGCGCATCGATGCCGCAGTGGTCATCGACGTCACCGCCATCGTCGTCACGTCGGGCTGCTACTACAAGCTGATGGTGCTGGTCTCGAACGACCCGGCCTTCGGCGCCACGAACGTCATGCTGGCCGGCGCGCTCCAGCTTGCCATCGCCGGCACCGGCGACGTCCCCAACAACTTCACCCCGCCGGCGGTCCCCGCGATCGGCGGCAACCGCTACGAGATTCTGTTCTCCAACGAGCAGAACAACGTCAAGTACGAGTACGTCAAGCTGTACGTCGTCCTTGGCGGCTCGAACGCCTCCATCACCTTCAAGGCCTTTATGGCCATCCTCCCGCAGATGTGCTGACATGGTCGAAGCGATCCAACTCAACGAGTACGTCAAGCTCTCGAACGTCGGGCCGGGGCTGGCTGCGATGGCCGACCGCGAGCGTTCGATGGTCTATCTGTGGGACTGCGGTCCGACCGCGCCGAGCGCTCCCAAGCGCCCGGTTGCCCCGCGCGGCAAGGAAGGCGATCCCGAGTTCGATCTCGCGATGGTCGACTTCCGTCAAGCGATTATCGAGTACGAGGCCGACCTGCGAACCTACGGCGCCCGCAAGGACGAGTTTGCCAAGTGGCAGACGCAGAACGGCGGCCCCTTCGAGATCAAGATGTGGTCGGTCGACGCGCGCGATGCACTCGAGATCGAGGAGCGGGCGGTCAAGGAAGGGCTCGTCCCGGCGAAGCGGTACTTCGTTTCGTCGCGCACGCGCGGCTTCGAGTCGCTTCCCAACCAGGGCTTGCCTGGCGCGATGAAGCCCGGCAAGGGCCATTTCGAGAATCTGCGCCGTGAGCGCGAGGGCGAGGCCGACCTTGACGAGGCGCGCCGCTCCGACCCGGTATTTGGCTCCAGGGAGATGCGAGCATGAACACGAAACACTGGCTCATTGGGTCGCTCGCCGCTGCGGCGCTCGCCCTCAGCCTTTCCGCCCCGGCTTCTGCCGGCTCGATCATGTGCGAGCCTCCCAGCGCCGCGACGGGTTCTCAGGCCGGCGTGATCGGCGGCACTGGCTCGGCCGTTCCGTCTCAGACGCTCTATGTCCAGAACTCCGAAGGCTGCTTTGCCGCGGCGGCGGCCGACGTTGGCTACTTCCGCTCGCAGGGCTTCTATCCCGGCCCGAACCTGTTCTCCGTGACGACGACCGGCATTGCGGCTCAGTCCACTGCCGCCAACTCGCCGGTCCTGCCGGCGGGCGCCTTCATCACGGGCATCGTCATCAAGGAGACGGCGGGCCAGGCTGTGACCGGCGGCCTTGACATCGGCATCGCGGGTTCGTCCGATCAGACCATCGTGGCGGCCTTCGCTGTGCCGGCCAACGCGACTATCGCCGTGACCCCGTCGTCAATCCTGCGGTTTACCTTCGGCGCGGCCGGTGCGGCCTCCGGCGCCCCCTCCGCGCAGGCGATCTACTTCAACGCGCACACCAACTGGTCGGACGCCGCGTCGGTCAACGTGACGATCTTCTACTCGCTCTATATGCCCTACTGAGACATTCCGATGGCGACTGTCTCGCTCCAGAAGATCGACGCCAACGTTGCCATGGGGCAGCAGCAGTCGATCTTTGGGCCGGTGACGGGTGCGATCTACATCGTTGACTCGCTCGGGCGCGTCGTTGTCTCAACCCTCGACTCGCCGACGCTCATTGCGCAAGGCTGGGCGTACACCCGCCTCGACGATCTGCCGTCGTCGCCGACCTCTGGGATCACAACCGTCAACTTTGGCGTCTTCCCCGGCGCACAGTCGGCGCAGACGACGATCGCCGCCGTCGACATCGACGATCCCGGCGCCGTCCCCGACTGTTGGGTTGTCCCCCAGGCGACTGCCGACCATTCGGCCGACGAGCACTCCGCCGATCCGCCGCTGGTGACTGCGCAAGTGGTAGGCGGCAATCTCGTCATCAACGCCTTTGCCAGCGGCCGGGATTGGCCGACGCCTCCCGGCACGCCGTTCGGCAACGCCAACAGCCAAATGCCGACTTCCTGCCAGCAACCGCAGCCCTACGGAGCATGGACCGTTGGCTGGGCCTTTTCCGCATAGGAGCTAACGATGCTCGCCATCCAGGGTTATTCGACCGGCAACGGCATGGAAGTCGCCGCCAACACGTACGCGGGGCGCGTTTCCGAGCGGCCGATGAATGTCGGCGCTTACGGCTCCTATTCGGCGGGATCGGGCAGCGGCATCATGGCGGCCGGTCTCGGCGCCGCAGCTCCAATCTTCACCTTCCGCTCTGCCGCTGCGGCCGGCCCGAACATCGTGGTTCGGCGACTGACCTTTGAGGCCGGCGTCCTTGGCACGGCGTTCACCGCCGGCCAGTGCCTGTTCTCGCTCCTCGTCTGCCGCGCCTTCACCGCTTCCGACACCGGGGGCGGCGCGCTGACGGCGACGACCAACAACATGAAGCGCCGCACGGCGTTTGGCACGACTGCCGCCCAGGACATTCGCTGCTCGGCGACCGCGGCTTTGACGGCGGGCACGCGCACGCCCGACTCATCGCCCATCTCGACGGTCGTCGTCCCCTTCCCGGCCACGACCGTCAGCACGATCCTCGTCCCGATCCGCGACCTTTTGCGTTATGGCCCCGAGGCGTGGCCGCTCGTGCTGGCGCCGAATGAGGGCTTCACCATCCAGGCGACGGTTCCTGCAACCGGCACTTGGTGCTTCGCCGTCAACGTTGATTGGGACGAAATTCCGACGACCGAACTCTGAGGTCTGTCGAGGAACAACGCGAGAGGCGGCCGCGCGAAATCGCCGCCGCCTTTTTTGTTGGAGTGGATGATGAAAAGACTGCTCACCACGCTCACCGCCTGGCTGCTCTCGGCCTCGCTCGCCTGCGCTCAGGTTTGGTTCCCGACGCCCAACCCCAGCGTGAACGCGCAGGGCTCTGTGCAGATGTGCCTCAACGCGGCCGGGACCGCGTATATCGCGTGCGGCGTGGCGGCGCCGAACCTCGTCGCCAATTCGCAGATCATCTACACGCAGTCGACCGGCAACTCGTCGGTTGCGCAGTTGGCGGGAAGCGCGACGTTCACCGGCACGACGGACGCAATTATCAACGAGCAAATCATCTCGGTGAACATGACGAACGATCAGCCAATCACGCTGATCATACATCAGTGCATATATGCAACTTGTACTGCCGATGCTTTGCCGACGTTTACGAGGACTGTGGCCGCCAACCAGGGGCTTAACGAAGCTTGGGCGATCAACGGCAACTACGTCTATGTTACGGCGCAGAACACCAGCGGCACACTGACGACGACGTTCAATCTCAACGTCTATTACGGCCCGTCGCAACTGCCGTACACGCCGTCCGGCAATGCCGCCGTCGGCGTGATGGAGCAGTCCGCCCCGATCTACATGCCCGGCCAGACCTTCGTTTCAGCGGCTTCCGGCAACCAGGCCAACGCGACCGCAACCGCGACGTGCGCCGCGGTGCCCGCCAAGGCGAACTACCTCACGGGCTATGACATTGAGGCGGCCGGCGCGACTGCCGCGGCCGTGGTCAACCCTACCATTACCGGCATTCTTGGCGGCACGCGCACGATGACGTTTGCCGCTCCGTTGGGCGCCGTTGTCGCCGCCCAGCCGCTGATGCAGACCTTCAACCCGCCTCTCCAGGGCTCCGCCGTCAACACGGCTATCTCCGTGTCGATGCCCGCTCTCGGCACTGGCGCTACGAACGCGACCGTCAACGCGCAGTGCTTCTACCAGTAGATCATTGCGTGATACCTGCCGTGCGGAGAAAGGTGCGGCATGTACCAATTCCCGCTCGACGAACTTTCGCTCGTCAACCGAGCCTTGTCAGCTACCGGAGACAACGTTTGCGCCTCTGCGGATGATGGCAGCGACGAGTGGAACACCTGCGATCCCGCCTATCAGGCGGGTCTCGGGTATGCGGCGGAAAGCCATAGCTGGGGATTTGCCAAGCAAGTCTTGACGCTGACCGCCAGCCCGACGGCTCCGCAAGACGTGACGTGGGACACGGCCTACCCAATCCCGAGCGATTGCGTCCACATCATTTGGATCAAGATCAACCAGGACGCACCGACGGTCAACACGCCGACGCTGACGCTGTACGACATTATGGGGACGCCGAGCGGCCCTGTCATCGTCTGCAACGCCCAAGGCGGGCCGCCGCCGCCCGCCGCGCCGCAGGTCCCTGCGACCGTCACGCTCTGCTACATCTCGAACTCAGGGGCGCTGTGCGATTCGACGAACGGCACGCCGACGCTCCTGCTCGCGCTGCAATCCTTCGTCATGTCCGGCATCTACCGCGGGCTCCACGAGGACCCTGGCGAGGCCGACAAGATGTGGATGGCCGGCGAAAAGATGCTCCAGATGGCGCGCACGCGCTACGACCAGCAGAAACCGAAGCGGCAGTTTTTCAATTCGCGCATGGCCGCCGCGCGCCGCGTCCGCCGCCCGTGGCCGCCTAACGGCCTGAACAATTGGGGTGGATCGGGCGGCCCCGGCTGAGAAGGATCGCCTAAATGTCGCTGACGCGCGCTCAACTCCAATCCGAGGCGAACACCAACCTCGCCGACAACACGACGGGCGCGATCACGCCAGCGTTGCTGCGCACGCTGATAAACGACATCCTGTCGAACATCGCGACGCTGGCCGACTCAGACACGATCGCCGGCTTGAAGACGATGACGCCGCCGATCTTCTCCGGTCTTTCCGGGGTGCTATTGGGTAATGGATTGAGCGCGGTGACCGCGCTCACCAACGCTCAACTCGCCGCGCTGGTTCCCCAGGGAAAGATCACCATTACGGCGGCGGCGGTCAACCTCAACGCGACCGGCGACACGGCGTTTGCCATCGCACTGCCAAGCGGCTTCACGCGCTACAAGGTTTCAGAACTCCACGTATCGCACGCCAGCCTTTCACTGACGACGGCGCAGATTGGGCTCTATACCGGCACGCTCCAGGGCGGCGTCAACATCGTGGCACAGACCCTCACTGGCATCACGCAGACGGCGACCGACACCAATCTAAACGCCTACAGCGCGACGATCGTCGACTCCGGCACGCGCTCGTACAATGACGCCAACCTCTATCTGAACGTCGGGACAGTCCAGGGCGCGGCGGCAACCGCCGACTTCACGCTCATCATCACGCCCCTGCCGTAGCCCCATGGCAATCCCGAAGATCATCGGCGCGCAGCGCGACTTCTCGGCGGGGGAACTCGACGTCGCGATGAAGCGCGCCGATGAAAACCCGATGATGAAGATCGGCGCGCGGCAGGCGCTGAACTGGCGCATCCTCAATTCCGGCGCCGCGTCGAACCGTCCTGGGCGCCGCATTCTGTTCCTGGAGACGGGCCGCGTCGAAAAGGTCCTGATGTCGCCGGGGAACACGTTCTTCCTCGTCTTCGGCGCGGGCTATCTGCGCGTCTACAACGCCGCTGGCGCGAACGTCTTTTCCTCGACCGTTAAGGGCGACGGCGCGTCGGCAATCCCGTGGACCTCGGCAACGGCCGGCTCGGTCACGTTTGCCGTGGCGGCAGGATCGCAGCTTTCGATCTACATCGCCTACGCCGATGGCGCCCCGAACAATGTCCCACAGGTGCTCACTTGGGATGGTGTTTCGCAGACGTCGACATGGACCCTTTCCACGTTTAAGGAGACCATCGTCGGTATCGGCAAAAAGCGAACAATTTTTGCTCGCATTTCTCCGCAGAATGTTTCCATGCTGCCGAGTAACGTCACGGGCTATATCTCAATTATGTTCTCTCAGAACATTCTCGTTGCCGGAATGGTCGGCACGCGGATGGCCTATTGTGGTCGGCAAATTCTAATTACTGGTGTTTCAGACGGGATGCACGGATCGGCTCTTGTTATAGAGCCGCTTCCGCCCAGCCAATACTTGACCGAGGCGTCGACATCAGGAATCTTTAACCTTGGTGACGAAATTAAAGGGGCATCAACCGGCGCGACCGGGATAGTTATTTCGACCCCGAGCCAGCAAGTCCTTGATTTTGACTCGGTTGCCAATTTCCTCGTCGGCGACCTGATAAGAGGGGCGTCTTCTGGAGCCACAGGAACATTTATAACCGTCGACTCTTTTGGGGGGGGCGGCACTGTTAACCTGGCGACGAACACGCTTTTCGTTGCCGGCGAGTCTGTGTCTGGAGTAAATGGGACCGCCACTATTGCTTATGCCACAGGGGGTACTCTTGGAGTACAAGTTATCCCATCTAGTTCCGGGGACGCAATCCAGTTTGGAGCCACAGAGACCGTTGCTGGCCCATCGGGGTCGGCGGTGCTTTCTTCTGTTTCGACGGGCCTACCTGGGCCTGTATCGATATGGGATGACGAGGTAATGAACGGATACCGAGGCTATCCCGCCTCGGTTTTCTTTGATCAGAATCGCCTTGGACTTTGCAATTTTCCGCAGCAACCGGCCGGCATTAGCTGGTCAGCTATCGGGTTGCCAACCGATCTCTATGTCGAGGGAGTTGGTGCAGCGGTCACTTCATCCAGCGCAATTTACGAATTTGCGCCAGGAAAATCGCAGGTTCTTTTTGTCGAGCCTGGGATGGAATCCAGCGAATTTATTTTTTGCGACAATGCGATCTATTATTTGCCGATCACTGTGCAAAACCCGCTCCAGCCCGGATCGGTTGCGTTTACCCTTCTCAGTGCTCAAGGCTGCTCTGCAAATGTGCGGCCACAGCCTGCGCAGCAGTCCATTCTTTTTGTCAAAGCAGGCGGGGTCGAGATAGGAGCGGTGCAGGCGCCTGGCGCCTACTATCGCCCCTACGTCGTCGACAACGTCTCGGAATTTCACTCGCACCTTTTCACCGGCTCGCCGCCCGTCGCGCTCGCGGTCCCGCCGGCCCCGAGCCAATTCGAGGAAAATTACGCCTACGTCTTGCTCGCCGACGGCTCCATGGTCGTCGGGAAATACGCCATCCGACAGGGCTTGCTCGACGTGGGGCCGGACGGGAAGCCGAAGATCGGCTGGTTGCCATGGACCGGCGATGGTGAGGTCGAATGGATTTCCGCTTTGGGCGGCGATCTTATCCTGACGACGAACTATCCGGCGAGCGGCGGATCGGGCTTCTCGAACGGCTACTCCAGCGGCTTCGGCGGCGGCGGGCTCGTCAGCGTCGTCGAAACGCTTGACGCCATGCAGCCGCTCGACTGCGCGCTCGCCGTGAACGCCCTGCCGACTGCACTGGCCGCTTCCGGCGGCAAGGGGCCGCTGTGGTGGCTCCCCAGCGCCAGCGTGACGCTGTTCGACGGCGCGCGGCCGATGGGGACGTACCAGACCGACGCCAACGGCTTCATCGTGCCGCAGTTCAACGGCGGCGAGAACCTTGCGAGCGCGACGCTCATCGCCGGCCAGCCGTGGACCTCCGTGCTCGAACCGTTCGTCCCTGACGCGCCGCCCGGCCAAAGCCAGCATCAGCGCATGTTCAAGCGGCGTGTCTCGCGCATGGCCGTCTACGTGTCGAGTTCGACCGGCTTCCTCATGGCGCGGCTGTTCAGCGGGCCGATCACGCCGGCGACCGCCGCCGCGAGCCTCGCGCTCGGGACCGTCATGAACACGTTCCGCGTCACGACGTGGAACATCGGCGACAATGTCGAGGCCGCGCCGCCGCTGCGCGAGGAGGCATACCGCTGGCGCCCGCTCGGCCGCTCCTACGATCCGCGCATGGCCGTGATCAAGGACACGCCGGGACCTTTGATCATTCACGAAATTGGCTTGGAGGCGAGTCTCTGATGGGCCAAGCAGCATCCGCAGGCGCCAGCATCTTTCAGGCCGCAGGCCCGATAGTTCAGGGCATCGGCACGTCAAACGCCGACAAGTACCAGGCCGCCGAACAGGAACAAGCTGCGCAATACGGCGACCTCAAAGCGACGCAGACCAACGCGGCGCTGACGCGCAACCTCAACCAGACGCTCGGCAACATCGACGCCGTCCGCGCGGCGGCGCGCACCGATCCGACCTCGCCGACGGGCGCGGCCGTGCGCAACACGGTCGAGGCGACCGGCACCGAGAACAAGAACATTCAGGTCGATAGCATCATGGCGCAGGCGGAACAGGATCGGGCGAGCGCCGCCTATCTGCGCAGCGCGTCAAGCATGGCGCTGCTCAGCGGCGGGATCAGCGCGGCTGGCGATCTGATGAAGGGCTTCTCCGGTATGCCCGGCTTGTCGAGCGGGAGCTAAACGCACATGCCCGAACTTCTCGACCTCGTCCCGAAGGAAGTCGTCACTAGCCAGCAGCCGCGGGGCCTGAGCCCCGGACAGGTCGCGCAGCCGTATCAGGAACTCGGCGCCGCGCTCGACAAGATGGGCGCAGGGCTGGAGGACGTGGCGACGCCGCTGGCCGAACGGCAAGGCGCGAAAGACGCACAGTCGATCACGCGGGACGCGCAGGGCAACCTCGTCGTCGCGCCGCCGCCGGCGATCTTCGGACCGGCAGGAACCGCCTATGTGCGAGCGCTGCACGTTGGCGCGCTGGCGCAGGCGGACGGCGACGCCAAGCGGGCAGACCTGCAATTGCGTCAGCAGTTCCGCGACAATCCCGGAGCTTATGACCAATACGGGCAGCCGACGGGCGGCTATCTCTCTGCCGCCGACGCCTACAAGAAGAAGACCGTTGAGCAATATTCAGACGCGCTTGGACCGGCGGTCGGCAACGCGGTCGGCCAAACGATCGACGCGACGACGACGCAGACCTACCGCGGACTCTTGAACGAAAAGGAACGCCTCGATCTGGAGCGCGCCGATTCGTCCATGACCGCGCGCATGACCTCGGCGCGCGACGATGCGATGGCGCTCGCCCGCCAAGGCGTTGGGACAGACAACCCAGCGATGGTGCAGGCGCTTGACGCCTACAGCGGCGTCCTTGACGAACGCGCCAACAATCCGCGCCTCGCCTATTCCAAGGATCAGCGCACCCTAGATCTGCAAACGTTTCAAGGCGACCTCGCCGCAAACCGTTTCCTCTATCACACCAACGAGGCTTACAAGAGCGGCGGCGCGCAGGCGGCGGAACAGAGCGCGCAAGACATCCTTTCCAATCCAGACTACAAACTGACGCCCGCCGAGCGCGACCGCTACTATCACGAGGCGATCGGCGAGGTCCGCGCCAACGAGGCGATCCGCCATCAGAGCGTTGGCGAGGCGCGCGCCGCGTGGTCTGAGATCAAGATGTCGAGCCTGTACGGCCAGCCGATCGATCCCGAGGCGGTCGACTCAGCGATCAACGCCTTCAAGGCGGCGGGCGACTATGCGGGCGCGGCGGCGGCCGGCGCCTACGCCACGCACATGAAGCTCAACGATCAGTTTGGGCTCCAGCCGCTCGGCGATCAGGTGACGCAATTGAAGGGGCTCGTCGGCGGGACAAACGCCGCCAGCTACAACCAAGCGCTTGGGAAGGGCGACGTTCAAGGCGCGCTGCGGGCGACCGAAGGACTGCGCACCAATGCCTATTGGGACGTCAACCACTGGCGAACCGGCTACGGCTCCGACACGGTAACGCGCGCTGATGGCTCGGTCGAGCCTGTCACGGCGATGACGCAGATCACGCCGGCCGATGCCGAGCGTGACTTGATCCGCAGGACCGGGCTCGCGGCAGACCAGGCGCAGAAGCAGATCGGCGGCGCATGGGACCAGATGTCGGCGGCGACCCGCGCCGCGTTGACGAGCGTCGTCTACAACTACGGCCATCTACCGAATGATGTCGCCGCAGCAGCAGCGAGCGGAAGTCCAGAGGCGCTGGCTGGAGCGATTGCGTCGCACGCGGCGGACAACGCCGGCGCCAACGCCGCGCGCCGCCAGGCGGAAGCCGCTGCCGTGACGGGGAAGTTTGGATTGACCGGCGTCGAGGGACAGGCGCCGACGCCAGCCTCGTCCGCGTGGCTCCAGCGCAATCGCGAACTGACGCTCAACAAGGACCTTTGGGACGGCTGGAAATCCGTCATGAAGGACTACGACGAGAAGCAAACTCAACCGGCGAACGATGTCGTCGACACGATCATGACCGGCGCACGGCAGGCCGGCAACGGCGCGCTGCTCGCGCAAATCTCACATGACATGAGCCGCATCGGCTACGCACAGACCGAAGCCGCCAAGCCGCTCGGCCAGCAGTCGGCCGACATCACGAAGATGGATGCGATGGCGCAGGCGGGCAAACTCCAGCCCGGCCAAGCCGATCTCTTGAAGGACTTGCAGGCGCGCTACAACTCAATCTCGACCGGCCTCGAAGACAACCCTGTGAAGACGGCCGTCACGAACTTCGCCGATAAACTCCCGACGCCCGGCCCGCTCGACCTGTCCAATCCGCAGAACCTCGTCGCAGGATTGAAGGCGCGCGCGAGCATTGTCCAGGTCGCGGCGAACAATTGGGGCACTGGCCCGCTCGCCGCGCTCGACAAGCAGGACTTGATCCAAGTCAAATCGGCGCTCGCCAATCCCGATCCGGCGGTCAAGGCCGGCATCTATGGCGCAATCGCCACGCTGCCCGAGGACGTGCGCAACGCCACGCTCAAGAAGATCGGCGGCGGCGAGCCGGCCGGCATGGCGGAGGCCGCAGCGGGCTCGATGATGGCGGACGCACCGGCCATTGGCATGTCGATTTTCCGCGGCCAGGCGGCAATGAAGGCCGACAAGCGCTACGATCCCGAGACGGAGAACGAAGGGAAGGCGAACTATTTGTCCGATCTTGACAAGGCGTTGCCGGCGACGGCGTTCTCGCTCCAAGGGCGGACCGATCCCGGCGGCCCTTACTCGACTATCGCGACGATGGTAAAGGGCCGCTATGCCGATCTCGCCGCCCAAGCAGGCCAGACGACTTACGCGCCGGCCATGCTGAAACAGGCCGTGACCGATGTCACCGGCGGTATTCTGTCACACAATGGCGCGCCTCTTATCGCGCCGGTGCGCGGGATGGATCAGCAGACGTTTGACGGCGTGCTGCGCGGCGTGACTGACAACGACATGGGCGGCGCAGTGACGCTCGGCGGCCAGCGCATCACGGCCGATTATCTGCGCTCCAACGGCCAACTCGAAAGCGCAGGCGATGGCCGCTACTTCGTGCGCCTCGGCCGCGAACCGATGAAGCCGATCTATGCCTACACCCCGGCGCAGGCGCCGCCGCAGGGGAACGGCCAGTGGAGCAAGTTCACGCTCGATCTGCGCAACCGCGCGCCAATGCCGCGCGAACCCGTTGATGAAAGCCGACCTGACTGGATGACCGGACAGTGATGCTTGACCTCTGGCAGAACGATCAGTCCGCCGCGGCGCGCCCGTCTCCGCAGGAAGGGACCGACTTGCCAGCGACCGCCGCCGACACGTTCGACGCCGCGTGGTCAGAGTCGCGGCTGTTCAGCCAATCGCTCGCCGGGACCAACTCGCGTATGCAGGCGATGGAGGAATATGCGCAGAAGATCAGGGACGCGGGCGGCAACCTGATCGGCGGCCTGTACGGGCCGAACGCGCTCGACCTCGCCAACAACACCCTTGCCGGCTTGAAAGCCAAGAACCCGGCGCTGACGCTCCAGCCGATGACCGAGGATGATGTCGCGCGCCGCGGCGTCGAACTTCGTCAGGGCGCGGTTGCGAACGCCGCCGACGTGGCGCAGCGCGAACAGAGCTTCGCCGGCCGGCTCGGCGGGATAGCTGGCGGCGTGGCCGGCGCGGCGGCCGACCCGGTCAACATCGTCGCCGCGGCGGCGGCGCCAGAAGCCAAGCTCGGCTTGCTCGGCACGACCCTCCTGTGGGGAGGCTTGGGCGGCGGTTCGCAATTGATCAACGAAGCCCTGCAAGGGAAAGAGCGCGAGCAAGTCCAGCCCGGCTACGAGACGAGCGGCGCGCCGGAGCAAAACGTCGCCGGGGCGGCCGTAGGCGGCGCGGCGCTCGGCGCAACGTTCAAGGCGCTCGGTGGCCTGTGGACGCGCGTCAAGACCGGCTCGTGGCCGACCTCCGTCCGCGACGCCGGCAACGTCGTCGAGAGCGAAGCTAATATCCAGGGCTCGAACATCCTGCCAGGCGTCGAGGGCGAGGCAGCGCATCGCGAGGCGCTAGGGCGCTCGATCGACCAAATCCTCAACAACCAGCCGGTCGACGCGCAAGTCGGAACAGCTTCGCGCGCGCTGATGGCGCGGCTGGAGAGCGAGCGGCGGTTCGCCGTCCCCGTCGTCGACATGAACGCGGTCCGGCTCACGTCCGAAGAAGCCGCGCTGCGCGAACAGCATGGGACGCTCCAGGCGACGATCGACGCCCTGCCACCCGGCGATCAGACCGCGGCCGACCGGCTCAACCGATTGCAGGCCGTCGAGACCCAACTAGCAGAGGCGACCAACGCTACGGACCGCCGCGCGCTGAGTGAGCGCCGCGACCAGATCCTCGTCGACACGACGCCGGAAGCCTTGAAAGAAGCGGCCGCCCCAATCGAACAGCGGCGCGTCGCCGCGGCGCAACAAGCAGCGATCGAAGCGCGGCTCAATGACATCGCCGCCGAGCGCGGCAAGCTGACGCCGGCCGAACCGACGACGCCCGTCAATCTCGGTCAAACCTCGCAAGTCCCGCCGACCCTGTTCGACCTGCACGAACAGCGCATCGACAACATGATGGAGATGCGGACGCAGGCGGCGAGCGCCGAAGCAGAGATGCGCCCGACGTGGCGCAATGGCCTCGAAGGCAGTGTGCGGCGGCTCGCCAACGTGGGCGGCTACGACATGCCCCGCGATGAAGCGGCGCGGCTCACCGACAGGCTCATGGACGCGCGGTCCGACGATGAGGCGCGCGCCATCATGAACGAACTCACAGCGCGCCCACGCACGCTACTGGATACCCTGCCGAGCGCGGCGGAGATCGCGCGGGCCGAGCGCGCCAATGTCCTGCCCGAGCCGCTTGGCCGCTCCGCCGTCGAGGCGACAACGCCAGAGGCTATCGCTCAAACCGTCGGCTCGGCGCAGCATGACGTAGCACTGCAAAGCGCGGTCGAACGCGCGATCGACGACGCGGCGAAGGTCGGCAAGAAGGCGATGATCCCGATCGGAGTCGACGCGCAGGGCGAGCCAATCTATGGATCGCTGGCTTCGGCGCTCGACGACATCGGCAGAGATCGCAACGCCGCCGACCAACTGGAGTCGTGCATCAACCTTTCCGCCAACACGGGTGAAAAATGAGCATCGCGGATTGCGTCCTGAAACTCGTTGACGCCGGCACAATCGACCGCAAGACGGCCGACCAGGCGCTCGACATGCACAAGCGCATGAAGGGCGAGTTCACCCGCGAACTGCCGCCGGCGAGCGCCGCGGCCGCGGCGGCGCTGGCTACCGCCAAAGCGCTCCGGGACGGCGCCGCGCAGAAGCTACGCAACGTCGCCGCGATGGCCGAGACGTTTCAGCAGGGCGAGACGCGGCTCGCTGAGCATCCGATGGGCCGCATGGCCGGACTCGCCGGCATGATCACTCGCGACCTCTGGCGCGACGCGCCGGCGTTCCGCGACCTGCCGGCCGAATCGCTGGTCAAGCAAGGGGCAAACGTCGAAGGCAAATACAAGGCCGTCGTCGGCCAACTCTACGAGAAATTCGCCCTCGCCATGAAGGAGTTCCGGCCCGGCTTCACCGGCGCGAACTCGGCGCAAATGACCGGCGTCGACAATTTGATCCGCGAGAACTTCGGTCAGGCGACCGGCGACTCGGTGGCGAAGGATGCTTCGACCGGGTGGACGGCCGCTGCAAAATATGCGGAGGAACGCGCCAAGCAGGGCGGCAAGATTTTCAGCCCAATCGATGATTGGCGCCAGCCGCAGTTCTGGCGCGGGACGCGCGTCAAATCGATCGGCCAAGATCAATTCACCAAAGACATCGGCGAATGGGAACAAAAGGGCGGCTTCACGATTTGGGACCGCGACACCGGAAGGCCTGTCGCCGCGAAGGATCGCGACTTCGTCGTCAAGCGCGCCTACGAAGACATGACGCAGGCCGGCGGCGCGAGCGCGCCATTCTCCAAGGAACAGCGCACATTCCAATTTGCGCAGGGGAAGGCCGGAGCCGACGCCTACCTAGCGCTGATGAAAAAGTACGGGCCGGGCACAAACATCATGCAAATGCTGGTCGGCCATCTCGACCGCATGTCGCGCGAGATCGCCTTGACCGAGACGTTTGGGCCGAACTACGAGGCAAACTTCCGCGCCCTGTTCAAACAGGCGCGGGCGAACCCGACAATCCCCACTGTCGCCGGCGCCGAGAAATGGAACCCCGCGCGGCTGCTGACGAAGCTGCTGGAGAGCAAGGGCGCAGTCGAGGGCGCATGGAAGGTGGCGACCGGCGCGGCTCACCCGACACACGACGACTTCATGACCGGGATGCTCGGCGCGATGCGCAACATGAACGTCGCGTCATCGCTTCGCCAGGCCGTTTTCTCGGTCCTGCCGACCGACAGCGTGACGCAATTGCTGGCGTCCAACCATCTCGGTATGGACGGCATCGGGCACATGGCGCGCGTGTTCGGCGGCGGCGTCTCCAAGGATGACGCAGCGCACCTAAATATTGCAGCGCACAACGTTATGGACTATGTCAACGGCATCCGAGACTACGACGACCATGTCTCGCTGATGCAGACGACCGGGAAATTTGCCGCAGGCACGGTCAAAGCGACTATGCTGGAGACGTGGGGCAACGTCGGTAAGCGGACTTGGGCGGGCGATATGCTCAACCTATTCGCCAAGCAGAGCGACACGGAGTTCGGCAAACTAGAACCTGCGTTCAAGAATTTTCTCGACAGCTACGGGTTTACCGAAGGCGACTGGAACAAGCTACGGGCGGCCGATAAGATAGACCTACGCGGCGCGCGCTACCTCAACCCGAATGCGCTCCAGACCGCCGACCGGACGCTTTACGAGCGCGTGATGAACGCCATCCAGGAACAGGGCGCGTTCGCCATGCACCAGCCTGACTTCCGACTGCGCGGGATCGAGACGGGCGCGGCCTATGGCGCCGGACCCGGCAAGGCGATGGAACTTTGGCGTTCGTTTTTCCAGTTCAAGACGTTCGCTTTGTCGCGCATGTCGACGCAGATGATGCGCGTCCTGACCGACGGGCCGATCGAAAACCGGATCATGCGCGGTCTGGCGTTCGTCTCGCTGGCGACGGCGGCAGGCGCGGCGTCGAACCAGGCGCTCCAGATCATCAACGGCAAGGACCCGGCGAGGATGGACACGGCCGCCTTTTGGGCCAAGGCCGTCGGCAAGGGCGGCGCAGCGGGCTACTACGCCGATCTTCTCGACGCCGCGATGCGAGGCGGCGGGAGCGCGGGCGACGTCCTGGGCGCGCTCGGCGGCCCGGTCGTCGGCATGATGTCGGACGCAACCAAGCTCGCGACCTCGCCGATCCGCGAAGAATTCAACCAGGACCAAAAGTACCATCAGAGCACGCTTGGGCGCTCAGTCATCTCGGTCGCCAAGAGGAACACCCCAAATACGTGGTACACCCGCCTCGCCGTCGATCGGCTGCTTTGGGACAAGCTGCAAACGCTCGTCGATCCCGACTATCGCAAGTCGTGGTCGCGGACCGACCGCAACATGCAGAAAGACCAGGGCAACGCATTCTTTTGGCCGCAGGGCGAGAGCGCGCCGACGCGCGGGCCGAACTTCGGGACGGCGTTAGGGCAGTAGCCAAAGATCATTGCGAGGGGCCGCCCGCGCGCGCAAACGGTCATCATGAAGACCTTGCGCCGCCTGTCCATCGCCGCGCTGTTTGCGCTTGGCCTCTCGAACGCGGTCGCTCAAGCGCCGCCGGTCGTTCCCGCTCTGCCCGACACGCCGCGCCTGACGAGCTACACGATCGCGGGCACGACCTGCGCCTGCGCGGTCAACTTCGCGCTTTACGGCAACGCCAACCTCGCCGACTATCAGGATTGGGTCGAAGTCTTCCTCAACGGCGTCCAGGTCGCCTACAACGACCCAACCTACGGCTGGACGATCACGTCGCCGACAGGGGCACTGGCCTCGATCGCGCGCCCTGTCACTGACGCGGTTCTGACCTTCAACGGCGTCCAAACCGGCACGGTCGAGATCGTCGGCGCATCGCGCCCGGCGCGCCTGTCGCAATGGTCGGAAAACCAAGGCGTCTCGGCGCGCAACCTCAACGTCGCCTTCACCGGCATTGTCGCGCAGCTTCGCGAGATATGGGACAAAGTCAACGACGTTTCAGGCCGGGACCTCAAATCTCAGCCTGGCAACACCGTCGGCCTACTGCCGGCGCCGGCCGCTTGCTCGAACGCTTTCCTCGGCTTCGATTCGACTGGCCTCAATCCGCTTTGTCGAGTTGGGACCGGAACGGGCAATGTCGTCGGCCCAGCGACTTCGACCGTAAATCATCTCGCCGCTTTCGGAAACGTCAACGGCTCTGCGCTGCTAGACATCGCGCTCGGAACGCACCTGTCGATCAGCTCCAGCACGCTCTCGACCGACGCTACGGGGACTGGCGGTCTCGCGACGAAGGGCGACATCCCGACATCACTCCCGCCGACCGGCTCTGCCGGCGGCGATCTCTGCAACACCTATCCCGCGCCGACCGTCTGCAAGGTCCAGGGCCTCGCGTACAAGTCCGGCGCGACCTACACGGTCGGTCAGGTCCCGACATGGAACGCGACCAACAGTGATTTTGAACCGGGTAGCGGTTCAGCTGCGTCATACGACCCGACGATTTCGACTAGCTCTGGCGGGTTGACCGGCGTCACTTCGGTTCGCACGATGGGCGCGCTCGGGAATTCCAACGGCACGCACTGGAACGGCCACGACGACACCGCG